TACTGGGCGGCCTTGTCGTAGGCTTCCTTGTCGCCGAGGGCTTCCTTGAACGTCTCGCGCATCAGGCGGTTGCTCTGAATCTGCTCGTCGGTGATCGCGCCGAGACGCTTCAAGTCGGAAAGCAGTTCGTCGATGTCCGCGACGCGTCCAGCGTCGGACAAATCGAGCTTGATGCGGTCTACGTTCTTGCCAGCTTCCTTGGTGATGATGCCGAGCTCGCGGAACTTCGCAATGATTGACTCTATCTCTGGGCTCGCCTCGTCCAGGTTGAGCGCCTGCTTGATGGACGTGGTGCCCAGCTTCTCGAACTCTCGGTACATGGCCGCGAGGGACCTCGTCACGTCCTCGTAACGCTTGTCGGCCGTCTTCGCGGCCAGCTCGACGTTCTCCGTGGCCTTCGCGAGCTCCTTGACGGTGGTTGCGGCACCTCCGACCGTCACGGCTTGCTTGCCGAGCTCCTGGTAGCCGTTGCGCACCAGCTTGAGCTTGGAGTAGAGGGCTTCCATGCGGTTCTCGGACAGCTTGACCCTCGTGTTGAGGTTGCCGAAGTCGCCTGGGTCGAACCGCATGGCCCGTGTTATCTGGCGGAGCTGGCTCTCCAACGACGCGGCGGTCTTGGTCGATGCCTTGAGCGCGGAGTTGAGCTGGGAGGTGTCACCGCCTATGCGGATGGTCAGCCCTTTGTACTCTGCCATGTTTCGGCACCTCCAAGTTAGAATGCGTTTATGTCGGCCTGCGTTGCGTCACGCACGCCCCCGTCGTCTTTCTCCTGCCCCTCCGCCGCCGCCTGGACGTACCAGGCGGCTCTTGCGTAGGGCATCGTGGTCACGTCAGCCCTCGTGAAGCCGAGCCTGAGCATCGTCAGCTCAGTCTTGCTGTACGCGAGCCTTCCGCCTTCTCCGAGGCTTCTCGAGCTCCCTTGCAAGCTCTTCGGTGGCCTGGGTGAGTGCTGGAAAGCAGGCATCTATCTCCTTCACGAGAAGGAGGTGCAGGCGGTACATGTCGATGTCGTCCGCCGCGTGCGCCTTGCTCCACAGCTTGAACTCCCCGACCATCTTGTCGCCGTTGAGCCCAGCCTCGCAGCCGCACTTGAGCATCGCCCAGAGTGCGCGTGCGTCGGCTTCCCAGTTGGCCGCGAGCAGCTTGCCTAGTGGGGTTCCCTCCTCGGAGTCGCCGTAGTCCGTCACGTCGTCCACGAGGGACTTGTGCGGGCTCGCGGGGTCGTTCTGGAACGCCTGCTCGTAGATGGTCAGCGTGTGCAGGCTGCACAGCGCCGTCCATTCGTCCGTGGACTCGCCGAAGGCGAGCGGCCCCTTGTCGCGGGACTGCTCGCCCTCTGCGTTCTCATCCACATGCCTGAAATGGATGATCATTTGCGCTCCTTACGCGCTTGCGCCAACGATGTAGACTGCGTCGAACCAGTCGGCGAACTTGGCTGCTGTGGCCTGCTCGTTGGTCGCGCTGGCCTTGATGATGTTCTTGACCTCGCCGCCGACCGTGATGTCACGGCCGATCGCGACACCAGTGAGCTCGTCGGTGTCGGGGTCGACCGAGTCGGTCTTGGTGTTGCCAGTCTCGGTCGGGCGGTTGAACTTGACGTTGTACAGAAGGCCGCGTTTCTTGACCTTCGAGCCGCCGAACTCCCAGAGGAACGCGCAGCTCTTGGGCTCCGCGTCAGCGGCCTCGTACACGACGCCGTTGGTGTCGGCTGCGTAGCCGAGCAGGTCGATCTTGGCCTGGTCGCCTACGACGGCGATGGTGACGGAGACCTCGTAGCCCGTGTTGGACGAACCAGTCTCGTAGGCGATGTTGTCGGCGTAGAACGTCCAGGTGTTGCCCTGCGGCGTCAGCGTGAGCTGGGTCGCACCAGGCATCGGGACGGGCGTGGCGTAGGTGCCGAGCGCGCCGTTCTCACCGTCTGTGTAAAGCGAATAATGGGCGTTGGAGATGCCGTAGCGTACTCCCTTTGCGTCGCTCATTGTCATACCTCCTCGGTATAGGTGAAATCGAATTGTTCTATGTGACACATCTCGCTCTGGCTCCACGAGCCGACCTGCTCGACGGGGCCGAACGCTTCCTCGAGCGCGTCCCTCACGCTCTCCTCGAGCGCGGGGTCGGCCACCTTCTCGAACAGCTCGACGTGCATGCGCGGGAACCGAGCGAACGTGCTGTCGTCGGCGCAGAACTCCCCGTTGTCGTCCACTGAGTAGACGAAGAAAGGAGGTGCTGGTGCCTTGCCGACTGGATATGCCTCGAAGCGCCCTGGGATGCCCAGGCCAGCGAGCACGGCGTATGTCTCGTCCATGTGACTCACAGTCCAGCTCCTATCATCGCGGCGATGACCTTCTCGGTCATCTCGAACGCGTCGTCGGCTGCGGGCGCGATGTGCTCCTGGGCACGGGTCCTTCCACCGCCGATCTTGGCGTGACCCTTCTCCAGAAGGTGCGGCATGCCAGGTTTCGTGGAGTAGACGTGGCCTTGGACTTCCCCGCCGCTGCCCTCGACGCGGTATCGGATGGACTTGGAGTAGCCGCCCGTCTTGACTGGCGCGCCAGACTGCCATTCGTCCCTTCCGATCTCGCACCCAGCCTTGACCCCAGCTTCCAGGGCCTCGTCTGCGACGTGCTGGACGTCGTCGAGGATTGCTTGGAGGCTTGCCATGAATCGGTCGGCCATATCAGTCGTTCCTCGCGTGCTCGGAGAGCGTCAGGATCGTCGACTCGAGACCCTGCATGCTCGACTGGTCTATGTCCAGCTCCGTCCCGTGGTAGACGACCTGCGTGTACGGCCTTTCCTCGAACTCGATGGTCTTGACCTCCACGCGGGCCGCTATCTTCGGTCCGAGCTGGGCTGCGGTCGCCCAGGCGTCCAACCCCGTGTACCACGGGTTGCAGAACACCTCGACGTCCACTGGCTCGCCCTCGTGCTCGATGCCGTAGTCGTCCACGTAGGCGGCGGTCGTCACGTCGCGGAGGACGATTGTGTCGCTCCACCCCGCCACTATTCCGCCGCCTTGTAGTGCACGTTCTGCTTGCCGTTAAGGAAGCTCGTGACGATGGAACGGTACGACGACAGGCAGGCGTTCCTCTCGGAAGCCTCAACGTCGCGCCCGTAGTTCGCCTTGCAGTAGTTGATCACCGCAGTCTTGACGATGGGCATGTAGTCGTCGTTCTCGGCGTCGGCCCCTTCTTCCAGGAACTCGGGCTTGACGCCCTTGTTCCCCATGTCGAACAGGGCTGCGCCGATGTAGGCTTCTATCTCGCCATCGGTCTTGCCAGTGGTGACTCGCAGGGCTGTTTTCACATCGTCGAGCAGGGACATTCCCTAGACCTCCTCGGCCTTCTTCGGCGTGCGCTTGCGCGCAGCCGCCTTGGTCGCACGCTTCTCGGGCGTCTCGGGTTGCTCCGCGAGACGTTCGACCAGCACGGCGTCGGCGGGCTGGGTGCCCTCCTCGAACTGGTAAGTGCGACCGTTGGACAGCTTGTAGATGCGCAGCATGGTTTAAGCACCGACCGTGATGTTGATGAAGCCAGACGGCTGACGGACGGCGATGACCTCGCGGACCTCGGCGCGCAGCGTCATGAGGTTGCGCTGGAAGTCGTCGGTGTCGGTGTTGGTGGACTCGACGGTGACGCCCTCGGCCTTGCCGACCAGCGACGCGCAGCCCTTGAAGGAGCCGACGACGATGTGGTTGTCGGTCATGGCGGGGTTGACCGCTACTGGGATGCCCCAGATGGAGCGGGCCATCGGTGCGCGGAAGTAGCCGTCGCCGTAGTAGTCCTGGCCAGTGTTCTTGCCCACGTTGAGGGTGTGCCACAGGGCGGGGGTCATGACGATGCCGTCAGCCTCGAAGCCCGTGTCCTCCACGACGGTCATCATGGCGAGGTCGATGGCGTCGGCAATCGCCGCTGCGTCGGCGGATGCGGTAGCCGTGCCAAGGCCGCTCGTTGCGAGCAGGTCGGCGATGACGGTGGATTGGCGCACGCGGTTCAGCTCGTTGAGCAGGCGGCCGTTGATGATGGAGGCCAGCCAGCGGGCGTCGTCGATGAGCTCGTCGGATTCCTTGACGATGCCAGCGATCTTCTTGAGGGAGACCGTCTTGGGCTCGTTCGGGAAGTGCACCTGCGGCTTGACAGCGCCCTCTGCGGTGATGGCGGGAGCGCCTTCCATGGCACCCTGCACGAAGTAGGTGATGGCGTTGCCCTCGATGACCTCGCGGGTGAACAGGTCGAGCACGTTGGTGCTCAGGGGCGGCACGATCGCGGTGCGGTCGTACTCGATGACCTGCGGCGTGGTGTGGACGTCGGTTGCGGCGCGAAGCTGCATGTCGTAAGCGGGAGCTACCAGGTGGAAGCTCTTCTCATGGCCGCGTTCCTTGACGTACTCGGCGAAGTGATCGCCGAGGCTGGATGCACGTTCCATCTTTTCCTCCTTGACTTTAACCGTCTCGACGGGCTTGGCGGCTCCGCCGATGACCTTCTCCATGTTGCGCTGCTCGATCTCGGCGAGCTTGCCGCGGCGCTCGTCCTCTGCGTCGATGAAGCCGAGCTCGGCGTCGATGGCCTCTGCCTGCTCCACGGTCGCGTCCTCGGGGAGCTCCTTGGCGAGCCCGATGACCAGCGAGCGGCGCTGCTCGTACTCGTCCGCCCCGAGGGAGCGGTAAGCGAGCGCGTCCATTTCGGTGAACTCCATTTGAGTTCTCCTTCCTAACTGATTGACATTGCCTTGGCGCGCAGCGCAATCTCCCTGCGCCTGCGTTCCATCTCGCGCTTGGCCTGCTGCGCCTCCCGCAGCTTGCGCTCCTCGATCGCTCCGTCGATGACGCGCCTTGCGCTTATCTCCGTGTTCGGGTCAGCGGGACGGCTGACAGCCGAAACATCGAAAACCTTCTTGATGCGGCGGATGTGGAAGGTCGTGGTACTGTTCTCCAGGTCGTCCTCGACGTCCTCCTCCGCGACGGTGAACGCCCAGCTCATGCGGTCCACCATGCCCGCCTTGATGTCCTCGTACATCTCACCAGCCAGCGTGGTGCGCGACAGGTCTGCGGCGATGTACAGGCCGTGGAGCTGCGGTTCGATGTAGAGCGTTTCGTTGCGGTTGCGTGCGTACACCCTGCCCTCGTGGTCGTACAGGAAGATCACGTCGGACATGTCGGCACCCTCCATGCACCCCTCGTGCATGACCTCAACGTACGTCCACCCCTTGTGGACCGTTCCACGCTCGTCCGTCCAGTCTGGCTCTTGCCAGAGGATGTACGGGTCATCGAACGTGGTTGCGTAGCCCTCGACGTACTTCGGGCTGTTGAATCGGTTGGCGTATCGCTGCTCGCCCTCTTCGCTTTCTTCCACGTCGTCGAAGACGGAGAGCGGCATCGCCATCATGCGGTAGTCGCGTTCTTGTGGTTTAGCTGGCATAATCAATCCTTCCCGTGGTTATTCGTCCACGTCGTTCTCGTACTTGCCGTCGACGTCCTCGTAGATGTCGTCGTCGCCGCCGAGATCGAACATGGGGTTGTCCTCTATGTCAGATGGAGGGAGCGCGGTTGCGAGGTTGCCGCCGCTCGTGTAGATGACGTTGCCCTGCATGTCGAGCACCATGTACTCGCCGCGGTTCACGAACACGTCGCCGCCTGGGACCTTCGGGAGACCGAGGATTTCACGGCCCTCGTTGATGGTCATGAGCCTGCGGTCGGTCATGTCGCGGACCATGTTGCGCTTGGAGGCCGCGGACATGAACTGCATGCGGTTGGCTGTGAACGAGATGCGGTTGGTCAGCATGGCGCGGGTCGTGAACATCATCTTGTTCAGGCCCTCGGATAGCTGGATTGCCCATGTCTCGATCTTGCCCTCGTAGAAGCTGTCCCAGATTTCCTCCGTGCAGTCGTTCTGCAAGATGCGCTTGTTGACGCCGAAGTAGTTGAACACGTGGTCGTCGATGCGCTGCATTTCCACGGAGTCGATGGTGTATGCGTTGTGGGCAACGGGCGTGACGGAGTCCCACGTTTGGTCGTAGGTGAGCATGCCCGTGGAGTTGGACGGACCGAGGTTCTGCTCCGCGAACCTCTGCTTCTTCAACTCCATGTCCTCCTCGTCGACCTGGCCGACCATGCGCCCGATGAACATGATCTTCGAGCCGATGGCGATTGCCGTGCGCTCCGCGTCAGCCTGGGCGTTGAGCAGCGAGAGTGTGTCGGTGAGGTGGTTGGGGGTTCCGAACAGGTCGGAGACGTACTGGTACTTGGAGAGGACGCACACGTCCTTCGCTGGGTACGCGAGCGGGTCGCCTACTGGCATGTTGAAGCGGAACCACAGCTCCCCCCCGACGTCCATCGCCTCGGCGTTCGTGCACTTGAGCGGCCAGAGCCCCGTCGTGCGCCCCTGCGCGTCGTGGAGCCTGATGACGAACGCCGTGCAGTCGACCTCGTATATGGTCGCGAGTCGGTACAGGAAGCGGCTCCACGTCATGTGCTCGTTCGGCCATGTCCTGAAAAGCTGCTCGACCTGCTGGATCGGGCCCTCGTAGTGGGGCTCCAGCTTGGAGCATGCGTTGGCAAAGGCATGGACACAGGAGCGCATGAGCTCCTGCTCGTACAGAGAGCCGTTCCAGCTAGTGTATGTGGGCGTGTACTCGGTGAAGGTCGAGAACGACCTGCCCTCGCGCTTCCTCCCCAACGCGCCCTTGATGGTCTGTATGAATCCCAAAGCGCCCCCGTCTGACGGTTTGCATGGTCTTTCAAGCTATACATACCTTGAAACGGGAACGGGTGTTCGCGGAAGTGTAAAGGGAAAGTGGTTTTTCGTTTTGAGAAGCGGGAAAACGGCCAGATTGCGCGGCTCTAGCCCTTCCAGGTGCTCGTCACCATCTGGATGTAGTCGTCGTAGAAGTCCAGGAGCGTCACGTAGGCGTCCAGTTCGGCCATGAAGCCGTCGATTCGGTTCGCCGCGTTGTTGTTGCGTTTGTCGGGGCGGATATTCTGGTTAACGTCGGTGACAATTTGCACGTTCATGCGGCACCAGCGGTTGACGGGATGCCCGTTGTCCACGATCCTGCCCCTCGCGTAGTCGGCTTTCAGGCGCTTCATGGGGTCGGAGAGCGTCTGCGGTCCCTGCCTG